GGTAGAGATGAGGTCTGGAAAGAACAGACAATCAAGAACACTTCTGAACAACAGTTCAAGATTGAGTTCGAGTGTGAATTCCTTGGGTCTGTTGATACATTGATTGCACCAAGTAAACTCAAAACTATGGTGTATGATAATCCAATTCAAACAAGTGCAGGACTAGATGTTCATTTTGCACCAATTCCTGACCACGATTATATCGTAACTGTTGACGTTGCTAGAGGGGTAGGTAATGACTACTCTGCATTTATTATTACAGATATTACTTCGTTCCCACATAGAGTTGTTGCAAAGTATAGGAACAATGAAATCAAACCGATGTTGTTCCCTAACATTATTTTTCAGTTAGCAAAGAAATATAACAATGCGTTTGTTCTTTGTGAGGTTAATGATATTGGAGACCAGGTTGCAAGTATTCTTCAATATGATTTGGAGTATCAGAATGTTCTGATGTGTGCAATGAGGGGTAGGGCAGGACAAGTTGTAGGTCAAGGTTTCTCTGGAACTAAAACACAACTTGGTGTCAAGATGTCCAAGACAGTCAAGAAGATTGGGTCACTCAATCTCAAGACAATGATTGAAGAAGATAAACTTATCTTCAATGACTATGAGATTATCTCAGAACTGACTACATTTATTTCAAAGAGTAATTCGTTCGAGGCAGAAGAGGGTTGTAATGATGACCTTGCAATGTGTCTGGTCATTTATGCATGGTTGGTTGCACAAGATTACTTCAAAGAACTGACAGACCAAGATGTTCGTAAGAGATTATATGAAGAACAGAAAAATCAAATCGAACAAGACATGGCACCGTTTGGTTTTATGAATGATGGTTTAGATGAGGGAACTTTTGTAGATAGCGAAGGAGATAGATGGTATACCAAGAGTAATGAGTATGATGAGTATGGAACAGCCGCTGGTGGTTGGGAACTCTGGAAATACTAATGGATTTTGATGAGCAACTAGAACTGGGTCATTTACTCTTAAATGATAGAAAATGTAAAATTTGTGGTGAAGTAAAAAATCTTGTAGATGACTTTTACAGAACAAGAAAAGATAGAGGGGCAGTTCCTTCTTCATATTCATATGTCTGTAAAGATTGTTTTATTGAGTATGTCAAGGAAAATAAAAAGAATAGAAGTCCAAAATCTAGATGGGAATACCCAGATTGGTGAGTTTTCGTCACGTTTACCCTATCAAAACCGAGATATTCATAAATATTTTTAGTTAAATGAGTAACAAAGGAGAGAGAAAACATGGCTACTCCTCAACTATCTCCAGGAGTTTTAGTCAGGGAAGTTGACTTAACTGTTGGAAGAGCTGAGAATGTTCTTGACAACATTGGTGCAATTGCAGGACCCTTTTCGCTGGGCCCAGTAAATGAACCAATTACGATTGAGACACAGCAACAATTCCTTGATACTTTTGGTAAGCCAATTGGAACTGATAGACAGTATGAGTACTGGATGTCTGGAAATTCATTCCTCTCCTACGGTGGTATTCTAAAAGTTGTTAGAGTTGGTGGTGACACCCTCAATAATGGTAATGCCGGAACTCAACAAGCTTCAGAAGCTGTTAGAATTGATAACCTAGATGATTACGAACAGAATCATACTACGGACTCCAGTTTCTACTGGGCAGCAAGAAACCCCGGTACATGGTCGAACAGTCTGAAAGTTTGCACCATTGATAACAAGTCGGACCAATCTGTAGGTATTGCTACTACTAACCCTAGTGCACTCGGACTGGTAGTTGGTTATGGTGTTTCTACTGCAAAGAACGCAGTATCTATTCCAGGTAATGGTTCTGTTAATACCTTCACAGGTAACCTGAAGGGTATCATCACTGGTGTTACCACGGATGCAGTAAACGGAAATAGTTCGATTGAAGTTAAGGTACTTGCAAGAGTTAACCCGACTACACAATCCACTACAAACATTGGATTTACTACAATAAGTAGTATTGGAGCCGCAGGTACAACAGTACTTTCTGTCAATAGTACATCTGGTATTACTACAGGAACGATTTGTGTTACACCAAATAATGGTGGTATTGATGTTGTAAGTTTTGGTTCTTCTACGGTCACATTGTCTGTAGGTATTGCTCAATCTGCATTGGTTGGTACAGCTGTTACCTATCAAACACTGACATCGATTGCAGGAACTGAAACTCCGATTACTTATCAGAATTACAATCCAGCAAATTCATTCTCTGCTGGTGATGTACTCACCATCACTCCAGGAACTGGTGGAACACCAACTACTTCTAGTACTTCTACAGTATCTGACTGGTATGACGAACAGACCCTTGGTCTTACGAACTCTACAGTTTATTGGAGAAACATTGCTCCTAGACCAGTAGCTAACAGATTTGTAACTGAAAGGTCTGGCTCTAACGACGCAATTCACGTAGTTGTTGTAGACGACACGGGTGATGTTACCGGAGTTCAGGGTAATATTGTTGAGAGGTTTGTATCGTTGTCTAAGGCTTCTGATGCTACTGCTGATGGAGACAATCCTACTAGGACTTACTATAAGGACTTCATTGCAAACAACTCGAAGTTTGCCTTTGCTGGTTTCAACCCATCGAATGCAGAAGATACTTATTGGAATACGATTCCAACAGCATCTGGTTTCTCAACTTCATTCACACCTTATACAAACGCTCAAGGCCTTTGGGGTCAAGAAGCACAGGGTATTAGTTTCTCCTCACTTGGAAATGTAAGTTACACTTTGACTGGTGGTGTTGACTACAGTGCTAATAAGGGTATGGCTGCTGACCTTCCTGGTATTTTGGCTGGTTACAATCTATTTGCAAATAGAGATGAGATTGCTGTTGATTATCTAATTATGGGTCCTGGACTCGCTGTAGAAAATCAATCACAAGCAAAGGCAAATCTTCTAATCTCTATTGCCGAACAGAGAAAGGATTGTATTGCAACCATCTCTCCACACAGAGATAATGTTGTAAATGTATCCAACACTACAACACAAACCTCGAATGTCCTAGGATTCTATTCACCTCTACAATCATCGTCTTATGCGGTGTTTGATACGGGTTATAAGTACACCTACGATAGATTCAATAACGCATTCCGTTACATCCCAACCAATGGTGATACTGCTGGTTTGATGGTAAGAACTGCACTTAATGCATATCCTTGGTTCTCACCTGCTGGTCTTCAGAGAGGTGTTCTGAATAATGCAGTTAAGATGGCATACAACCCATCCAAGAATCAGAGAGATGAACTCTACGGTTCAAGAATTAACTCCATAATCAACCAAAGAGGTTCTGGTATTGCACTTTACGGTGACAAGACTGCTCTTGCATATTCTTCGGCCTTCGATAGAATTAACGTAAGAAGACTGTTCTTGACTGTAGAACAAGCTCTTGAGGGAGCCGCAAACGATCAGTTGTTCGAACTCAATGACTCTAACACTAGAGCAAACTTTGTTAACATTGTCGAACCCTACTTGAGAGATGTTCAAGCTAAGAGAGGTATTTACGATTTCAGAGTTATTTGTGACGAAACAAACAATACTCCAGATGTCATTGACAACAATGAGTTTAGAGCTGATATCTTCCTGAAGCCAACCAAGTCTATCAACTTCGTCACCTTGACGTTCGTTGCTACTAGAACTGGTGTTGACTTCGAAGAAGTAATTGGTACTGTTTGATTATATTAAATAACTACTAGGAGGATCAAAAAATGGCAGAGACCAAATCACTTTCACAATTCAAATCTAGATTAGCGGGCGGTGGTGCCCGCCCCAATCTATTTGAAGTTTCAATTCCATCATTTCCATCAGCAATTTCTGATGCATGGGGTAGTGGGGACCAGTCAGAAAATGGAACCTTTAAGTTCCTTTGTAAGGCTGCAGCCCTTCCCGCTTCAAACACACCTTCATTCAATGTACCTTTTAGAGGTAGACAATTGAAGGTTGCTGGAGACAGAACGTTCGATCCATGGGAAGTTACAATCATCAATGATGAGGACTTCCAACTTAGAACAGCGTTCGAGAGATGGGCAAACGTTATCAGTAAGCTCGATGATGCAACTGGTGTTACCAACCCATCATCATATATGACTGACGCATATGTTCAACAACTCGGTAGAGGTGCTGAAAGATTTGCAACCACCAATGAAGGTGGTCAGTCCGCGGTTCTGAGGACGTATAAGTTCTTCGATATTTTCCCAACGAATATCAGTCAAATCGCACTGTCATATGATAGTGGGGATGCGTTAGAAGAATTTACGGTATCATTCGATGTTCAATACTATACTATCGGTAACTCACTGGAGTCTTCTGGTAGCAATAATGGTGAAGTTTTGATTGAATGATAAATAACTAGGAGATACACTTCTAGTAAATATATTGCAATGGCGAGACTATTTGGTTACTCAATTGAAGATAGCGAAAAGACACCGCCTAGCGTAGTATCTCCGGTTCCACCCAATAATCAGGATGGATCGGAGAACTATGTTAGTAGCGGTTTTTTTGGTAGCTACGTAGATATTGAAGGGGTATATAAAAACGAGACTGATCTCATCAGACGGTATCGTCAGATGGCACTCTATCCAGAATGTGATAGTGCAATCGAAGATATTGTAAACGAAGCAATTGTTTCAGACACAAATGATACTCCGGTATCAATCGAACTGTCTAATCTAAGTGCAAGTGACAATATCAAGAAAAAGGTAAGAGAAGAGTTTAGATACATTCTCGAACTTCTTGACTTTGATAAGAAGGCACACGAAATCTTTAGGAATTGGTATATTGACGGAAGACTTTACTACAATAAAGTCATTGACCAAAAGAAACCACAAGATGGTATTCAAGAGCTGAGGTATATTGACTCAGCCAAAATGCGTTATGTTCGTAAGTTGAAGAAGAAGGGTCCTGATGGTATTCAGACCGCACAAACCGCATTTACGAATAACAATGAAACTGCATATGATTTTCCAGAGATAGAAGAGTTCTTCATCTATACTCCAGACGCTCGTACTGGTACTGGGTACGGTGGTAATCCACAGAAGGGAGTCAAGATGACTCGCGATTCTGTTACCTATTGTACGTCTGGTCTGGTAGATAGGAACAAAGGACTTACATTGTCCTGGATGCATAAGGCAATCAAACCACTCAATCAGTTGATGATGATTGAGGATAGTTTGGTTATCTACAGACTATCAAGAGCACCAGAACGTAGAATCTTCTACATTGACGTTGGCAATCTTCCTAAGCAGAAGGCAGAACAGTATCTGCGTGATGTCATGATGCGTTATAGAAACAAACTTGTCTATGATGCAAACACTGGTGAACTTCGTGATGATAAGAAGTTCATGTCTATGATGGAAGACTTCTGGTTGCCTAGAAGAGAAGGTGGTCGTGGTACTGAAATTACAACACTTCCTGGTGGTCAGAACCTTGGTGAAATTACTGACATCAACTACTTCCAGAGAAAACTTTATAGAGCTCTGAATGTTCCTGAAACCAGAATTGAAGGTGAAGGTTCTGGTATGTCACTGGGTCGTTCTTCTGAAATCTTGAGAGATGAAGTTAAGTTCTCCAAGTTTGTTGGAAGAATGAGAAAGAGATTCTCTGATATGTTTAACGACATGTTGAGAACTCAATTACTTCTGAAGAACATTGTGACTCCCGAAGATTGGGAGTACATGGCAGACCATATTCAATATGACTTCCTGTATGACAATCACTTTGCAGAACTCAAAGATGCAGAGTTGATGACAGAGAGAATCAATCTTGCAACAATGATGGAACCATATATCGGTAGATATTACTCTTCTGATTATGTAAGAAGAAATATCTTCCGTCAGACTGATGATGAAATCATTGAACAGGATAAACTGATTGAAGAAGAAATTGAAAATGGTGTAATTCCTGACCCCAATGCAATTGCAATGGACCCTGAAATGGGTGGTGCACCAGGAATGGGTGGTGCAATTCCACCTGATACTGGTGGTGGTGATGCAATTCAATCACCAGAAGTACCCAAAGATCCAGCGGCTCAAAAAAATCCAGCCGGTGGTGTAATCTAAATAAACGTTAAAGTAATCATTAATCAACATGGATGACCTTATGGATATGCTCGTCAAAGATGACGAGTCTGCATCACAAATCAGTGATAAAATCAAAGATATTCTGTTTGCTAAAAGTGCAGAACAGATTGAAACAATTCGACCAAATGTAGCAGCATCAATTTTTGATGAGCCAGTTTCTGATGAAGAAATTGAAGCTGAGGTAGAAGTAGAACCTTCTGAAGAAGAGTAATACTAAATAATCTTATAAGTAACTATTGTAATTTAAAATAATGGGAGCATTACGGCCAGTAGGTATCAATACTACTCTTGCAACCAGTACTTCTTCTACTCAAACAGTAGCAATTCCACAACAATCGGATATTCTCAGAGTTGTTGCAGAAGGAGCATCAGTTCACATTGCATATGGAAATAACCCAACTGCAACTCCTGTAGATTTTTATGTGTCCACAACGGACTCTGCAGAAATTTCTCTTGGTCCTGTAGCATCTCAAAGAGTTGTTGCCTTTACCAAAGGAACTACTACAACTCTAGATTTTCCAGAAGGAACTGGATGTCCTTTTGGAGTAGGAGAAGCTGTATCATTGACTGTTGCAGATCAAGCTGCATTTGAGTTTACACATCAAAATGTTCTATCAGTTAACAATACCGCTGGTATTGATGGGTTTTTTGGTACGAGATGTGTCATTAATTATAACTCATCATCTGTTGTTGGAGACTTTACTTCTAACTACGCCACATTGAGAAGGTCAATTAAGATTGCTGCAGTTACAGCATCTGGAATTGGTACCGTTAATATCCAACAAGTACAAGTATCCTGAGAACAATGCAACTTATCAGAGAAGAAATCGAAACAGTTGATTTTATCGTTGAAGAAAAGAACGGTAAAAAGAGTATGTTCATTGAAGGTATCTTCCTTCAAGGAGACATCTGCAATCGTAATGGAAGAATGTATCAAATGGAGGGCCTGAGAAAGGAAGTCCAACGATACACAGAAAACCATATTGATTGTGGTAGGGCCCTTGGAGAACTAGGCCACCCAGATGGCCCAACAGTAAACTTGGATCGTGTCAGTCACAAAATTGTTTCATTAAGAGAAAGTGGGACAAACTTTATTGGTAAGGCCAAAATTCTTTCAACCCCAATGGGTCAGATTGCACAATCACTTATTGGTGAAGGTGTCAAACTGGGTGTTTCTTCTAGAGGCATCGGATCACTGACTAAAACTAGAGATGGTATCAACGTTGTTGGTTCCGACTTTATGTTGGCAACCGCTGCTGACATTGTAGCAGACCCTTCTGCACCTGATGCTTTCGTTGAAGGTATCATGGAAGGTAAAGAATGGATCTGGGATGGTGGTATCCTTAGGGAACAAAAAGCCGCCAAAACTTACAAGCATATCAATACACTTGTAACAACTAAGCAACTTGACGAGCAAAAGCTCGACCTTTTCAACAACTTTTTGAACAATCTTTAAAAGGTATTGAAATAAACAAATTATAAATAAATATAGATTAAAAAAGGTTAATCGGAGTACCCT